GTCGTGAATGCAGCATGGGCGGTGGCTCCAGCGGACGAAAGCAGGATGCTATAAGCCGTGATGGCGTCGCCTGTTCCGCCTGCGAGGCTCGAAATATCGACTTCAACCCACGTCCATTTTCGGGCGGTCGTGACAGCCGGGATATTGAACGTGCGAGCACCGCCGTTATCGGTCAGAACCAAGGTAAGATCACCAGCCGCGATAGCTTCGGAGACATAGAGCCACATGCCGACGCTCTCGTTGGCTTCGAGGTTGTCACTTGTCAGGGACGCCGTGACGCCATCGCCCGCCACACTTGTTGCGGGCCATGCCAGTTTCAGCGATTTTGAGCCGATGCGGGCAATGGTGGTGTCTTCGGTGTCGGTCGGGGCGACGCCAACCGTGACAGCCGAAAACTCAGCGGCGGGAGTGTCGTCCATCCATGAAGTCGTCTCCGTCGAGCCGTTTGTCATGGTCGCGAAAGGAACAAGCGCGATATTGACGCCGCCCGTCAGGACATTTGCGGCTCCAAGGTTGCCGCCGTCAGTCGGATATGGAATCTGAACGTCGGCGGTCGGGAAAGTGAAGGCTCCCGTCGAGCCTGAGAGGTTGTTTGCCACGCTGCCGCTGGCCGTGATGCCGGTCTGGAACTTGGCGGTGCCGTCGTAGGCGTTCAGGACGACATTGTTGATCTTGTCCTGGAGCGCGAAGGCCGTCAGGTTCGAGCCGGTCGAGGTCGGGGGCGTGTTGGAGCCGGTGATTTTGCGAACCATCAGGTCGATGGAGTCAGCGGCGAAGGCGATGCCCGCAACGGCGAGCAGGATGGATAACAGGATATGCTTTTTCATGGTATCAGGGTGCGGGTGCTTGGGGTGGTGATGTGGGACTGGCGGCCTGCTGCTCAAGGAGAAGCAACTGCTGCAATCTGGCCTGCTGCTCGGGTGGTAAAATCAAATTGCAATCTTCAATTTTGACTTTCGGCTCGCGAATAATTTCCTCAACAGAGTCAAATTCCAGCGCCTTGATGGCCTGGAGGTAGAGCGGGCGGGCCGCTGGCTTCTCGGCCTCCGGTATGGCGAGCCATTTCTGGTGCATGTTTGTCCCAACCTCCGCTCCTTTGAGCTTATCGGCGTTGCCCTGTTGAGTGAGGAGCAGCCTCACGTCGAGATCGAGGTTTTGAACCTGCTCGGGAGTGATCTGGACAAGCTCGGCGTTCTCGCCTTCGCCAAAAACGAACGCCTCTTCGCGGTCGAAGTTCGCGTAGATGAGCTTCGTCTCAAATGCAAACTCGCAAGTGATGGACCGGCGCAGGTTGTTGACGGGCTTTTTAAGGATGACCGCTGCCCGTGACATGAGTTGGCGCACGCCCGTAGCCGTGTTGGCCTCCGGGACGCCCGCAACATCGCCCTGGCTTGCCGAAGAAATGCCTGATCGAAGCTGGAGAATCTGAATGGCGGTGCTGAAAAGCTCCATCGAGCGGCTGTCGAGGTCGGGAAGCGCAAAGGCTTCAACGGCTTGCGCGAGCGTCTTGTTGTCTTCGAGTTCGACAGGCTCGCCGGGCACGAGTTTGAGCTCTTCCTCGTTGTCGTCGCGTTTCAGGTAGTTCCGATGCCAGCCCAAGATCGGGTTGGCGTGGTAATCGTTGCGCGTCTTGATGGCATTCCAAGTCTTGTCGAGGAATTGCTGAATGGTCGCATACTTGGCGAAGAAACCACGCCCATAGAGCTTGTGCGGGACTCGCTCCCAAACGTGGACCTTGACGGGTAGTTCCGCTTTTGGCGACACGTTCGCGAGATAGTCGGCATGGATTAGCCAATCTTCCGCAGCGGCCACAAAGACGATGTAGCAGCGACGGGTTTTGCCGTCGCCTACCGGGTCGGCCTTGATGAAGCCTTCGATGAGTTCGACACGGCTGTTTAGAAGCCGTTCTGCCTCGTCGGCCCCAAGTTCTTCCTCAGTCGCAACCGTGATGGGCGCGGGTGAATCGGCAGTCTGCTCTTTGTCGTTCTTGAGCGATTCAGGATTGAGCTTCGCGAGTTGGGCTAGCCGAAGCGCATCCTCCTTCGAGAGGTTGAACTTCCGCATCGCGTCCATGACGGACATTTCGACACGGCAATAAACATTCGTGTAGCGCAAATCGAGTTCCGGCGCGGCTTCCCGGAACGCAATGTCGTTCGGATGGATGATCGTTTGGTCAATGCCCTGGCTGATGACCGACTGGACCTTGCGGAAAGCCTGCTTCCATTCGAGCGTCTTGCCTTTGATGCGCTTCTTGCCTTCTGGCGTGGCAAGAAAGGCTTGAGCAGCCTCCATGGTGTCGATGTACTTGCCTGATTGATCCACCACGGGCTTGCCGTTGGCATGCAGGGCCATTGCGGCTTCGTCATGCTCGTCTGTCTCGATGTGATAGGATGACTTGACGAAGCATTCGCCCAAGGTTGCCGCGTGCTCGATCACTCGGCAATAATTTTGAACAAGTTTACCATCCCTAAATGACCAGCGGAGATGCTTTTGAAGCTGGTCAGCAAGCGCGGGATCAGCTCGGCCAATAGGTGCGGTCGCAAACCACGGCTCTGCTCCAAAAAGGTCGTTCTCGGCGGAGGCTGCCGCAAACTCGCAGATGGCTCCCACGACATTCATGGAGTCGTTCGACACCTGAAAGACCTGCTCGATGTGCTTTTTAGGGTTCCAGTCCGGGCTATGCTCGATTTTTCGATGGCTGAAATTGTCCTGCATCTCTTGCAGGTAATTGATGCGGTTCAGCCTCCACTCTTGGAGCTGAAGCAAGTAGGACTCGCGCTGTGCTCGTGCCCATCGCACAAGTTGGGCCGCCAGCGGGTTATCTTCCCCGGCCTTGCGGGGCGAAGTAAGCAGGTCTTCGAGGGGCGTTTTGACCTGTTTCCGCGCCATCGTGGCCTGCGCCCGCATGATGTCGGGAAGCGGGATCGAGGCGGATTGTGGCGCTGGCGAGGTGATGACCATTTCAGTATCAGTTGAAGCTCATGGAGAGTGGACGATTCGCCATGTAAGGTTTTTTGAACGTCGGTGTTTGCTTCTGTCCAGCCGGGCGAGCCATCGGGCCGGAATAGGGTTTGGCGGTTGGTGTCGCGGCAGCCATCATGCCAACAGGCTTTGACGCGGGGGTGGGCGTAGGCGTGGAAGCAGGAAGCGGTTTCCCGCCATTGGCAGCCGTCGCCATGACGTTCTGATCCTTGTAGGCCGACACTCCAGCGGTCGGGCCGTATTTCGCCATTGCGGCCCCGAAGAAGTCAGCCTTGGACCTCCCTTCAAAGGTTGCCGGTCCTTTGGGCTTGGCTGGAGGCGTTGCGGTCGGGTTTGGTGCCGTTGGCGTTGGGGCAGTCGGCGGCACGCTTGGAACGGTCGGCATTTCGGCTTTGGGGCCAATGTTGCCCGCCGCGTCCATGAAGGAGCCTTTGTTGGCGGCATTGAACGCATCCCGCTTGGCATCGAAGGTGCCGTCTGCTCGGGCTTTCGCGATGTTGTCGGCCCTGGTTGGCACGGATGATCCACCGCTCCCCATAGCGGAGGCCATATAGCCGCCATCCATGCGGTTTGTGAACTGCTCGGGCGACTCGCCACGCTTTCGGTGGCCGCCCGCAAAACGTCGAGGTTGGGCAGCGAGAGAGCCGGGAGCGTAGTTCCCTACTCGTTGGGTAGCGTTGGCAGCAGATTGGAAAACCATGCTGCCGGGGTCGGGTGACTTTTTCGGGAGTCAAGCACGAACCGGGCCGCTGCGTCGAACTTCGCCAAGTCTCAGTCGGCGAGCTTGTTGTTCACCTCACTTTCGAGGCCTTTTGGCTTGTCAGATTTTGGAGGATGCTTTTTCACCAGCTCATATACTACTCTTGCCCATGTGAAGCCATCCAAGCCGTAAGTTCTGGCAATGATCTCCATGTGTTCGTCTGGCTCGCCTCGCAGGCGATACCTAAAGCGATCGAGGGCATACGTCTGCTCTCTCCACGCCCATGCCGTCAAAAGGCGAACAAGGCGTTGCAGCCAACCCCCTGGGGCCGCTGGTCGTATTTCTGAGTCAGTTTCTTCGTTCATGATTTTTGGTTTTTTGAGGTTTCCCCGGCTAGCCCCAGGGGTTGGCTGAACTCGACGTTGGGCGTCATAGCAACGCGCCATCCAGTTCGTGCGCGATACGGTCGCACGCGGTTACTTCTGCTCCTTTCGCCATTTGTTGTATTTCTGCCATCCGAAAGTGTCTGTCTGCTTGTGGCACGGCACGCAGAGCGTTTGCCCGTTGGACACGTCAAAGGCGAGTTCCGGGAAGTCTTTGAACGGCTTGATGTGATGCGCGTTGAGTCTGCCGCCGCGTTTCCCGCACTTCTGGCAGGTGTAGTTGTCGCGGAGATATACAGCAGACCTCCAATCAATCGCCATCTGGCCTTTGAAGTCACGATGATGCAGGTGATAAGTGCGCGGTCTGACTCCCCGATTTGCAGCGAGCCACGGCGGTTCTGCGCCCTTGCGTGAGTCGCTTGAGCATTTCGGCGAGCAGAATTTTTGGCCGTGGTTCGCCCATTTTGGAACAAAGGGCTTTCCGCATTGGACGCACTTTTTCTCTCGGCACTCCGGGCACAGCTTTGCGTTTCCTTCTCGGCTGACGGAAAATGATTTTCCACACTTGGCGCAGGCGCGGGTTGGTTTCTTTGTTCGCACACAAGCAATATGCTTTGCCTGCATCCGCATTGCAAGCGTGTTCTCATAAAAGTGCGCCGTCAAGCTCCTGACGTATTCTTTCAACCGCCGTCGCGTAGTGTGCAGCATCCCGTTCGATGCCGATGAAATTGCGGCCAGTGCGGACACACGCCACGCCGGTTGTCCCGCTGCCCATGAAGCAGTCCACGACGGTTTCCTTTTCCTCGCTCACAGACTCCAGTAGCCAGACCATCACATTCAGCGGCTTCTGGCACGGATGCAGAGGCATGTCGCCGTTGTAGGCGAGCTTCTTCCATTCGTCATTTCGCGGCACACACGGCGGACTCACCACGATTGGCTCGCGGTCTATTCCGCTCGGGCGCACGTTGCTTTTTCGGTAGTGCAGCACCATCGGCTGCGGTAGCGCGTTGCAGAGTTCTTCGCAGCGTGCCACGGGACAGAAGGCGGCGATCCGTTTCGGTGCATTCAGCTTTTGCAGCCACGCCAGATTCCAGACATCCCATTCCAACTTTTCGTGCTTGGCCTTGAACTCGCCCCTGACGTCGCCACTGCCGCGCACCCAGCCCGTTCCGTATGGCTGATCTGTCACATACACGAGGCCGGCGTCCAGCGTTGGCAGCACTTCCAGACAGTCAGCATTTATCAGGAGCGCCCACGAATGACGCCCAACCAATCGCTGCACCGAATGCGCGTTAGCGTCGCGGGCGAGTTCGTCTGTCTTTTGGTCGCGCATCGGTGAGCTTATTTGTTGTGCGCCTTCGCGCCCGGTGAAATTGGAGCGTCGTGGCGGAACTGACCCGCCCCCTTCCCGTTGGTGACGGGACAGCTCTCCATTGAGCCTTCCGACGCATGTTTTGGGTATGGCCTCACGGCCATTTTTAGACGTGGGCGAAACGCCCGCTTGATGAAATACAGGTATCGGAACTGGCGTAGCTTGTGGCATGTGGCGCGGTCTTTTCCTTCACGCAGCCGTTTTCCGTATGGTGTCTCTGCCCGCCGAGAGTCAGTCATCAGCGAGTTGTGATACACCTGACCGTCAAGCTCCCAGAAGATGCTTGTGTGTTCTCCGAGGTAGATGAAGTTACACGCCTGATAGACCACACCGAATCGTCCGCACCTTTCATCCGCGAATGATTGCACCCACGCGATTTTCGGGAAGCGGCGTTTGATGTATTTCAGAGCGTAGGAGATTGCGCGGCTTTCGCTGTTATGCGGGAGTGCGTCATCCAGCCACATGCGATTCAGTTCGAGGTATTCGTCCTCTTTTGTTTCAGCCACGATTCCGGCTTGGCTTGCTGGGTTCATTGCTGGCCCGAATTGCAGCACGCCGAGGAGTTCAGGCGCGTAAACGCCGAGGTGAATTTTGGCGGCGGAGTAGATGGTTTTCGAGTAGTGGTTTGCCCGCACGATTTCACACGCCTTGTCTCGCGGCATTTCCCGCACTTGGAAGGCGTCACTTCCGAATCCGATGACCTCTGACTCGCCCCAAAGTGCGGCTTGGGTCGAATAGACAAAAGACGGCGCATAACCAGTCAGTGCAGCGAACGGCGGGATTGCCGTGCGCTCCACGTCTCGCGTGATTTCGGATGTTGTCTCTACGTTCATAGCGTCTTGTCCCTGCCGTCGCTGACTTCTGCGTAATACGGCCGGAGAGGCACAACCAGCGGTTGGAGCGAACAGCCCTTAGCCTCACCAGTTACGGCGGCTTCGGGTTTGCGGATGTAAGTGGCTTCGATCATGGTCTGACGTGGTGCCAGTTAATACCACAAACTAATATCCGCATCAACGCCATTTTCGATGATCGGCAGGCAAACGCCTCCGCCGCGTCGGCTCCCGGTAGAGAGTGCCGGAGCCTTTGCAGTAAAGCGCCATCGCCAAGCCCATCACGTCATCGTCTTTGCAGCCAGAGCGGGCTATTTCCTTGCCGTTCTTGTCGATGATGAACGTCCTGGCCTCGGCAGCGATGTGGGGGCAATTCAAGGCAATGCTCTCTTGCTGGATCGCGAGCGCGAGGCAGTCCACCACGGTTCTTCTTTGGTCGCGGTCTTTGAGCTTCCAGCCATACATGAGCTTTTGTTCCTCCCGCTCGTAAGGGTCGATGACCTGCCGCTGGTAGATCGGGATGCCCTCTTGCTTGAGCCGTTCGAGAATGTGTAAGCCCATGTTGATTTCGAGCACCACAATGGCGTTTCCGTAGAAGCGAGACAGGAGAACGATGAAGTCGGAGGCCAGCATCGTGTTCCCCGTGAAGGGCGGACGCACACGGGCCACAACGGCATCTTTGAAGACCGCGCCCCGGTCGTCGCCGTATTCGCAGCGGAGTACGCCGATGGAATGCCGGTCGGGATCGTTGCCCTCGGTTTGATCCTCGCCGGTCGCAGGATCGCACCAAACAAGGTAGCGGCAGCCATCACGAGGCCGCTCCCAAAGGTGGAACGAGGCCAATCCCTGCCCGTCTGGCACGAATTGGACGACGCCGGAGCCTTCTTGTTCCGTAAGGGTGCCGATTTCCCTCGGTGCGGTCTGCGCGGCCTTTTCGAGCCGGAGCACGGAAGCCATGTTGAAGCGAGGGCGGCCCGACGACAAGAAGCAGCTCACCTCGTCCTCGGGATAGTACTCGTCGAAGAGGTCTTCGGACCCGCCGCACTCGCCTTGGAGGGTGGAACGACGCCAATAAATCTGCTCATGCGTCCATCCGTATTTCTCGATGCCGTTCCGTTCGCGGTTCGTGAGCGTTTGGTTGATTTGCTCCCGCATCTTGGGAGTAACCGGGTGTTGGTTCTCCTCGAACTCGAACCACGCCGCAAAAACCTTCACCCAGCCGTTGCCGGGCCGGTGCTCTCCTGCCTGGAGGGCTTCGATAAACTCATCGAGGGTTAAAGCACCCTGCCAAGTGTCGTAATGCCAGCCATTAGCTCCCTCGGGCGTCGATTCCGCGATGGCGAGACCCGCGTCATTCAGGGACGGCATGACCGATGCTACGATGTCTTTGTCGTCAATGACGCCACCACGAGGGTATTTGCAGCTTTCCGAGAACAGAATGGCCTGCCTCGGGGCCGCAATGCCTGGATTTCGCGACTCCGCTGATGTGATCGTGGCCGTGGAGCCGTTCGACCATTGCATATTCGTGGCTTGAGCAACGATAGGGTTCTGCCACGGGAAACGGTCGTGGTGGTCAAACTCGCGAAACCGCTCCAGCACCATTCTGGCACGCGGCACTGTGTCGGCGATCACGAGCGCATCAGTGTTCTGGCGCTTACAAAGGTGGTAAATGAGGTGCTGGCTAACCGTTGTGCCTCCGCACTGGCGGATTTTCGTGACAATGATGCGGATTGCTGGGTAGCCGTAGGCCGTCAGAACTTCGTAGGCTTCCTGGATGCGCTGTTGGAGCACGTTCGCGGTTGGACGGAAGAACGCCTTCGTCTTGGCGTCTTTGATCTTGGCGCAAGCCTCGAAGTGGACGGACGGCGAAAGCCCGGCCAGATGGTAGTCGGTTGTTGTGGCTGACATTGCCAGCCTGACGGGTCAGATTCGGTAAAATCAAATTTTGTTCATGGCGAATCGAGTTTATTTCTTCGACCTCGATAGCATCCGCACCTACCTGAACTCACTCGCCGACTAAACAAAAACGAGGCCGCAGCTTCCGCCACGACCCCGCGCTTGTTCCAGTTGGTGCAGGATACTCGTGGCGAAGCGGGCCGCAACCTCATTTCTTGGTTGGGTTGGGAAAACCTTCATGCTCTTCGCCGTGGAGCAGGTAGCGGCCAATCAGTCTGTTTCCGACTCGCAGCAACACAGGCTCACCACGCGATAATGCTTCATCAGCAGTGACGGCTTCCAGTTCGTTCACAACTATTCCTCGCCCGTTTTTAAAGTCCATCAAGAGACCATTGCACCACGCAATGTATTGATCGCGGTCAACTGTGACAAGATGTTGTTCTTGGGCGCTCACGGGCGGAGTGGAGTGGCTGAACGAGTGCCCGGTCAGCGGCGGGAATGTCGAAGTGTTGTTTGCATAGTCTGACATTATTCGGGAGTCAAGCCGTCGTCGGCGGTGGCAGGATGGATAAGCGCGGGCCTGTTCCACCGCTTCAACACTACCGCCCGCACATCCTCGGCGACCTGCTCGGGTGGCACATACGGCACGAGCTTCTGGCTGTCGTCCTTGGCTTCGAGGTTGAGGCCGTCGAGTCGCGCCATGACTTCGAGGGTCTTGAGCGCAAGGACGATGGAGCGTTCCGTGTCCTTGATCCGCATGGCTCGCGTGTACTGCGCTTCAAGGCGTTCTCGCAAGAGCGCCCGGCGCTTAGGTGCCTCGTTGTCTGGAGGGGCAGCCTCTAGCTCGGCTTCGATGTTCTTCCAGTGCAGCCAGATGGCCTGATAGGTGCGCCCCTGCGAGCGGGCAATATCCATGATAGACCAGCCCTCCTGGACATGGAGAACCCAAACCCGGTCCCGCATGGTAATCCCTTTCCAAAGTATGCGCTCGGC